CTAATCCTAAAACGGAACTTAAACAGTACCTACGAAAATACGTAACACCACTTCCGAAGCTTTGAAAATCATTCATTCCTTTTAATTGAACGTATGGAATTAAAGCTGAACTTTCTATTTGATATATAGCGTAAATTACTCCCGCTAAACTTAGTATTATTACTAACATACTTAATCTTTCAATTATTCTCATATTCTTGTTTTAATTTTTCAATATAAAGGGTTGCATCCATTAATTCTTCCTGAAGGTGTTTAAGCCATTCTAACGCGCTTAAGTCTTGACGGTCTAACGTAGTTCCGTATTTTTCTATTCCTACGCTTGAACGCTCTTTAAACTGCATTAAAACGGAATTTACTATGCTATCTTTCATGTTAATATTTATTTTATCCGTGTTTTTCCATTCTTTCCACGTGTCAAAGTCTTTTAAACTTTCTAATTCGTGTTTATTCATATCCTATCTATTAATTCGTTGTAATATTCTCTACATTCTTCTATTCGTGTTTTAATAGCTTCTATTACATTCTCGTCTTTTGCTATTTTAAACGTTTTTACGCGCTTTTCTTTATCAATGTGACCAAATGTATGTTTAGCTTCTACAAACGCTCTTAAATCGTCGCTTTCACTTATTAAGTTTTGCCGCCAGTGTTCGCGTCTTATTTCATCTTCTACTATTTGTAAAGGTGTATCAATTAAACAGTAACATAATAACGCTTCAGATTTACCAGTTAACCACATATAACCTTGTAATTGATAGTAATAATCTTTGTTTTTTAATTCGTCTTCTACTACTTTTTCAAAGAAAGTAAACGAATCCCAAGAACTTTTAACGTCTATTAGTACATCCGTGTTTACGTCGGGTGTTCCCGTTAGCCATTCGTTGTTTAAGTTTTCTTCATTCTTAAAAATAAATCCAACGTCTAAAACATCGTTAACAAGTGCTATTGCTTCTTCTTCTACTTCGTTTCCTTTGTCGGTGTATCTACTCCAAAACTCTTTTACTATTCCGTATTTGTGTTCTATTGCAAGTTCTAAAATATAGCTTTTAGTTGTTTGAGAAAGTTTTTCGCTTTTACTTCGTGGCGAAGTCATTATGCGACCTATTTGGGATGCTCGAATTTTCATAATAAATTAATTGCGTTGGTTTGTTCTTCAGTTAATTCAAATTTTGCTTTTAGCTTTTCTACTGTAAATTCTCCGTTTTGAATACTCTTTAAAGCTTCTATAAATCTTTTACCGTCAATAGCGGGCTTTTTTGGTTCGTGTTCTTGTTCGCCGCTTGCATCTGTATCTTTATCCGTTACTAATCCTAAAACGGAACTTAAACAGTACCTACGAAAATACGTAACACCACTTCCGAAGCTTTGAAAATCATTCATTCCTTTTAATTGAACGTATGGAATTAAAGCTGAACTTTCTATTTGTTCACCGCTTTCAACGTGGAAAAGAATAGTTACTAAATAGTTTTGACTTTCGTGTGAATTAATTAATTGTGTAAATCCTAATCCGTGTTTTTTTAATAACGGATTAATTTCAATAAAGATTTTAGGCAAATCGGTATAACTATACCCGTACCCTTGAGTTGCTTTGTGAATCACTTTTACTTCTTGCTGGAATTCAGCAAGGCTTTTAAATAGATTTTTCATATTACTTTGTTTTTATTAGATGCAAATATATATATTATATTTTAATATACAACTATTTTAAGAAAATTGTTTAATCTTTTTTTTGTACGTGTTAATTATTTCCTTTAGTTCATCTATTGTAAACTTCCGTGTTTTCCTTGCTTCAGCTTCTAAAGTGTTAAATCTTTCAATTCCTATCTTTGAAATAAGTCTACTTCTATATTCTAAAAGATTACCTGAAAGAAATTGGTTACAATTAATGCAACTGCTATGGATATTATCTTCATTAAATCGGACGTTATAATGATTATTAGCATTCCAAAAATGCGAAGCGTTTACACGTCCAGTAATTGGTTTATCGCAGCTAATACAAACTAATCCTTTGTCACGTAGATTAATGTACCTATTAACTAATTGCTGGCAAATCTTAATATAGTCGCTTAAACTCATTAATTCCGCTTTTAACTTCGCTTTTTTCTTGTTCCATGCCTTTTGCTTTGTTTCGTTTATCCAGTCGGTTACACAATTAGGCTCAAAACAGTTCTTTTGTAAAGTTGTTATTGGTGTAAATGGTTCTTTACAGTAGCGGCATTTTCGTGTTTTCATAGTTCATTAGTTAAGTTTTCTAAGTGTTTACTTAAATGTCTATTTTCTTGTTTAAGCTGCATATTTTCTAATTCTAAACTATAAATTCGTTTATCTAATACTCGGTTATTCATTTCGATATGGTCTAAGTATTTTATCATTTCGAACACGTCTACAAGGCTTTTACTCATGCTATCTATTAAGTCGTTTCGTGTTGGGTGCTTCGTGTTTATTTCGTCTAAACTAAATTTCATTTTATAGAAAAGATTATTCATAGTCGCTTTTCTGAGGGTAAATTCTAAGTTCATAATTAAAAAGGTAAATTGTTTTTTTCGTTTGCTAATCTTATTTTTTCGCTGGTAGAAATTAAATTTGTTTTAATATCCAGCATTGCCGGTTTTGGTTCTTCTATTCGTGTTTGAATAGGTTCTTCAAAACGCTTTGCGTAAACTTTATTTCCTAACATATCTCGCATATAATATTGATATTTTGTTAGGTCTAAATACATTTTGTAAGTTCCGTTTTTTGATACGCCTTTAGGTTTGCTTTTAGCTACTTTCAAATGTACTTCATTATCTTCGTATAATTCTCCGTCTTTTCCTACTAATCCATTTGGGGGTCTCCAAAGAATTAAAACCGTTAAACCTTTTCTAAACCATACTTGGCCGCCAGCTAAATCACGTGCGCTTGGTGGTGGGTAATATGTTTTGCCGTCTACTGTTACGGGTGTTTGGTCTCTAACATGGTTTATAATACAGTTATGTCTATTCGTCTTTTTAGCGTTTTTACGTGCGTAACCTAAAATCCTTGACAAATATTTATCTTCGCGGCCTAAATCATTTGGTTTAAATTCTTCAGTTAACTCATTCCAAGGGTCTATTGTAGTAGTGTGAATAGTTATATTTTCGTTACGTTCTATTTTATCTACTAAATCGTAAAAGCCTTCTAAAGTTAAATCATTGTCTTCAGGGTCTACTACTATAAAATGTTCACTTACAAAATATTCCGCTCGCGTTCGTTCCGCTTCATTCATTCCGTATTCACCACGTAAATAAGATTTTCCGATATACTTGTAACATAATTCCGCGTATATGTCTTTTGCGTCTCCAGTTTCAGGTGAATAAATTACGTGTTTCCAACCGTGTAAACAACTTAGATTAATTAGAAACTCAAACCATAGTTCGGTTTTACCTGAAGCGGGTGCAGCTCCTATATAAGTTGTACAACCTTGTTTTACTGAATAGGGTAATAAATCAAAGTCCCAACCTATTTCTTTTCCACGTGGGTTGCCGTTCGTTCGTAAATTATTTAATTCCGTGTTTACGTCACTTAGTTTTTTATACATTAGTCTATTATTTCGTTGTGTCCAAACATTGGTAAAGCTGGTTTATAGTTTTTATCAATATCTAACCAGCAATTTCCGTTTAACCAAGTCAATGGATTTTTACGGAACTTTTTATCTTTAGTTTCCATTACGTAAATTGGTAAAACTTCTAAAATTAATTTAATATCTTCTTCGGTCAATTTAATAAACTTTTCTAAACACTTTTTTTTGTCTACTGATTTGTCGTAAACCTTCCAAAAATCGCTAAATAATATTTCTTTATTATTCTTTACATTCTTGTTTGTTGTTAATTGTTTGTTAGTTGTTTGTTGTTTGTTTGTTAGTTGTGTGTTAGTATCTTCTGTTTCTGTTTGGTAACTATCATATTTACAAATAGTTATGTATGTAAATTTGTTTGTTGTTTGCATGTTAATTTCGTTTGTGTTTTCAAACTTTTTTAAAAGCGTTCTAATCGTTTGTAAACTGATATTTGTATCGGTTGAAATCTTACCAAAAGACGTTATTAACTGACCTCTTTTTATTTCGTGTCCTTGCCAAAATCCGTCTTTGTGATTTGCTTTTAAAGTCAAATACATAAATAAATGAACGGCTTCGCTTTTATTAAACCACTCCCAGTTTAAAAATTGCCTATGTATTTTAATCCAACCGCTCATCTTAAAATGGCATATATTGATATTCATAATAAACAACTACTTCTTTTTTTTCGTTAATTGTTGCATTTTTAAATTTTAAACAATTTTTACCAATTATAATATTTGTAGGAATATCTTTTGACAAAAAAATCTTTTCCTCAAATTCAGCTAATTCAGTAAATGTTAAATTGTGTTCAAAACACTTTCTTAAATTCCTAATAATTAATTTCTTCATAAATCAAATTTTTAAACATAAAAAAAACTCTATAAATCCGCTGGGTCTCACGTCAGCTTCAATATAGAGTTTTAATAACTTCTTTTAGTTCCTATGGTGTGAGACCGAACCGTTCGCAATATTACATATAATTATTCATTCTTTCAACTTAGTTTAAATATACTTATTAACATTTAATTGTTAGTGCAATAAAATACACTTTAAGCTATATAAGAACTAATAAAGTCCCTTGGTTGCTGCTCGTATTCGTTGTTTTTAATCCGTCTTACTATATTCATTAAGTCGGTTGTGTTACGTGCGTTTAAAACCTCTGTAAATATGTCTCTGCGCATTTCTACCAACGGAGCGAATAGTTCAAGTTCCTTTTGTATGTACATTTTGTAAACACTATCATTCGTCTTAATAAAGTGTTTATCCGTTCGAATAGCGTGTATAATAGTCGCGTGAGTTAAAGTAAAAATATCAGCTATTCCTTGTAACGTCATTCCCTCTTTGTGTAGTAAACCAGCTAAAAACATTCTACGGTATACGTATTCACGGTGGCGGTCTTTACGGTCTAATCCGTTTTCTTTTATGTAATTAATAATTGTTGTTTTCATTGTGGTGTTTTATAAGGTCTATTAAAATTAAAATCATTCCTACACTAAATAATAGTAGTGCCATTTTCGCTTCTTCTTGCATTGTCTTTGAGTAATATGTTAATACTTCGTCTTAGTTGCTTTACACATTTTAAACTGTTTGCGTAGGCTTCAGGAAATACGTTTTTTTGTTGTTCCGTCCACTGATAGTTTAAAATTTCTTGTTCCTTTTCTTTTAAGGTCTTTATGCTAAAATCAATCAAACTCATTATTTATTCTTTTTATTGGGTGTTTATACTTTTTCTTCATGTGCTTTAGAAATACTTTTATTCTAAGCATTGCTTTACTTGTTTCAATCTTCATAGCTTTCTATTTCTGTTAATACATTGTCGTAAAATTCTATGGTGTTTCTATTTTGCCATTGGTTAAAACTTAGTGCTTCAATTACTTCTTGTACTGCTATTATTGCGCATTTACTTGCTTCGTATTTAGAAATAGTATTTTCCAACGTTACGCTAAATAAATGATAGTATTTATTTATTAATATTTCGGCTAACTTTTTTTCGTTCATATCTTTTCTATTTCCGTTGTTACTTCGCTCCAAAACTTTTGCCCGTCAAACGGTACTAAATATTGAATTGATTCTACTGTTTTAATCGCTTGTTCTTTCGCTCCAGCTATTCCGTGTAAACGTAAAGACCGTGTATAAATTTCTTTTGCTTTTTCTTGTACTCTATTCATATTTCCTTAAGTTTTAATTTTACTTCTTTCAGCGCCTGAAGGTAACCAGCCCTCCAGCGTTTTTCTACTTTTACTTTTTGCATGAATTTTTCCGTTTTTTCAATGCCTACTAAAACACGGTCTAAATTATTCTTTTCTTTCAGGGTCATAGTCATTATTTATTTTAAGTCCGTAAGCTAAATTAAACCAACTAAATTCTTTTTCTGCGCGGTGTTTGTTTAACCTTAATTTTTTACCCGCTTCTTTTATAAACCATTCTTTCCATTCGTCGCACATTTTATCAGTCATGCAGTATTTAGAAAACCATGCTTGTTCGTAAACAATTCCTTCGTCGTGCTTTGCTATTTCCAGCATTTTGTAAATTGCGTCCCATCCAAATTGTTCGGTTTTGTCTTTATAAACTTTTTTCATATTTTATTTTTATGATTTTTAAATATAATTCTTCGTTAAATGTACCTCTAATTTCGTTTGTTTTTAGTTTTTTACTCCAAGCCCTAATTAAATAAGCTAAAGGAATGCGTTTTAATGGTGTTTTCATGCGTTCTAACGTTAAAAAATTACTCCGATATATGTAAGTATTCCCGTTACTGTTAAAAGCGCTACAAACGCGTAAAAGATTTCTTTTAAAGTTTCTTTAGTTTCCATGATTATAAGTTTTGAATTGTTAATTTATAGTTGTTTAATCTTAATATAGCTTTTTCACACGTTTCTATTCTTTTTTCAAATTTACGCGCTAAATTATCTAAGTACCCAAGTTTACATTTGTTTGCCATATCCTGAAAGATGGAAACACGAATTGTAAAACCTTCTACCATATCTTCTATTTGAGCGACTTTGAATTCTACTTCGTCCGTGTCTATAACCTTACCTTCTTCGCAATAGTCACATGTAACCCAATCTTCGTAGTAAGGTTCGTCATTACCTGAAACTTCTATTTTGCCGTTGCCTTGGCATAATTTACAATCTGTTAAATAATTTTTCATAGCTTTAATTTTTAAAATGTGCGTTACCAAGTCGCACCCCTTGTTTTTTTATTATTTATATAAACAATTTAATAAATCGCATTTTGATTTTGCTCGGTTGAAATCTTCAAATTCGTATTCTAATTCTGTAAATCTTTTACCGTCAATAATTTCTGTTGAATAAATTGAATAAGTAATTGTACCTAAAAATTTATTTTCGTTTGTTGTAATTCTAAATGTTTTCATAATCTTTTCCGTTTTGTTATATGCAAATATAAGTAGTCTATTTGGATTATAAACAAGTTATCTACAAAAATACGTATATTTTACGTAGAAACACGTAGAAACTACGTAGAAAAAAGGCATAAAAAAACCCGCTTATTACTAAACGGGTCTTAAAAAACAAAGTATGCTGCTAATTTACAAAGGAAATTTGGAACTATCTATAATTTTATTCCAATTTTGTAAACCGTCTTTTTTCTCCATGCTTAAATAAATGTTTAAAATCCTACCGCCTACGGGTTTTGGTGGCGCTCCGCGTTCTACGTGCCAACCCATAAAGCCCTCACCGTATTCTTCTTTATACGTTCCAGTAATTGCCATGTGAATCTGTTTAAGTTCTATTTTACAATTACCCTTGTGAGTGTATAAACTTTCCCTTACGTCGTTACGTGCCGCGTTTTCGTGTATATGTCCCATCGTAAACACGTCAAACCCTTCAGCAAGTTCTAAAGCCCGTGTTAAATTTAAAGCACCTTTGGTAACTATTCCACCACCGCCCGAACCGTGAAAGTATTTTACTTTAATTGAAAAAACTTTACTTGTAGTTTCGCACGGATTAATATGTAAAATTAACCACCCACCGTAACCACCCGTAATTACATTGGACTTACATTTATAGTTTAATAAGTCTACAAATCTTTGTAAAGGGTCTGTTTCTAAATTTCTAATAATACCCGTTTCGTGGTTTCCATATCCTACTACCGTAAGAATATCAGCATAGGGTGTAAACCATTCTACCGCATCTTCTATTACCGCATCTAAATAGTTTGCTTTGTTGTGTTCGGGTCTAATATCTTTTTTACTTCTACGTGGGTCCCATTTCCCTTGCATTAAACAAAAAGTATCGCCGTTCAGCATAACCTTAATGTTATTCTCTAAACAATAGTCTAAATGTTTCTTCAGTAAATCGCGGTCGCATTTCGGGTTGTCCCAGTGTAAATCGCTTAGTAAAGCTAATTGTACGTGTTTACCTACCAAATTAATTTTGGCAATGTTCTTAGTAATTTTCTCTACCATGTTTGATTATTAAGTAAAAACAAATAAAGCCTAAAAGGAATCCTATTAGGAACGGTGTAAAATCTATTTGTTCGTGTTTATATTGTGTTTTAACGCTATTAGAAACGTTTAATGTATTGTGTAAATGATTTACTTCATTTCTCATTTAAAGCGTCGTAAAACTACCTTAGAAATAATTTTACCTAACCATTTTAATAAACCAGTTTCAGCGTTTAAACTTACTTCTACTCCTTCAGCATCTTTTTTAATATCAATATCTAACTTTTTACCGTCGTATTTGAACTCTTTTGTGTCCTTATGGTTGTGTAATTCTACGTCTATGTTTTTAGTATCTACACTAACGTCTAAATCTTTACCCTCTTTAGAAACTTTTACTTTCGCGTTTCCAACTTCTAAATCTACTTTTACTTTTTTTGCCATTTTAAAATTCGTTAATTAAACATATTGAAACACTTGGATATAATTTAGCCATTTGAACTACTTTTTCGTATTCAGCATTATTATTTAATACTAAACATCCTTCACTCCAACCGCCTATTCTTGTAGAAACTTGTTTAGAACCTTGGTTATAAGTTGAACCATGAATATTCATGTTAATTAAATCTCTTTTTATCTCGGTTGTAGGGTTCGTTTTAATGTCGTTTGTAAAGTCTCTTCTATACGGAATACCTTTTACTTGTCGTAAAGCTGGCATTTTGCCTCTATGCAAGCCGTATGCGTAAGAATCGTAATACCATGCGCCCGCTTCCATTACCGCAGTACCTTTGTTTCCTTTGTTTGTGGTACAACTTGTAACCAACTGAAATTGGTTAAACTTAAATACATAGCATTTATCGTCGAATACGTCGTTTGCATCTTCATTTGAACGAATAAACAAAAGCCAAAGGTGTGGCGGTAACGTTTTGAACGTGTCTAAACTCATTACTTTGTCAAGTAACTGTTTATCCGTGTAGCTTTTTACGTTTGACATATTTTAATTTTTCGGGTAAAGTTGCGTAAATATTATTCTTGTTGTTTATTTCAGGGTTTACTAAAGTTACTTTGTTTTCTAAACAATTAAATAACCTTGCTTTTAAATCCTGAACTTCGAAATGGGTATATGAAAGCCACAAAGCTAAAACACCCATAGCACCGTGTTTTTTAATAATAGATAAAAATTGATTTATAGGTGTCATATTTCAAAAGGTGGGGGTGTTGGTTTCGGTTCGTATGGAATCATTTCCAAATCTTTTACCCAAAGAAATTCGGGTGTTACTGTTTGCTCAATTTCTTCTATTGATATTACCCAATTATCGTTTAAATCCTGAATTGGATTGTAATATGAATCGGGCGCGTATAATTGTCCGATTAATTCGTCTTTTTGTAACTCCGTAAGTAAACCTACGTACGTTGTTTTTTGTTCTGCTGTTAGTTGTGTTAGTTTCATATCTTATAATTAAACATTTCTGGAAAGTGCCACTTGGAAAGCATTTACCGCTGTGTAAAAGTTAGCCGCTTCGGTGTCGGTAAGTCCTGTTCCCGCACTTGCAAAAGCACATTGTTTATTTACATAATTAGCTGCTACACCTCCATTATTTCTTGCTCCTATAAATATATTTACAGTTTGTGGAGTTGTTGAATTAATAAGATTACTTTCTGTTTTTGTTGTATTTCTAAACATTTTTAGCATTGTAGATGTGGTTCTTGAACCAATCATAAATCCTAATGTGTTTGTAAATGTTGCTTCATTCAAAGGAGTAACAGCACTATTATTTATTGTTAAAGCTCCTTTTAATATACTTGTATTATAGAAACTTAAATAACTATAAGAGGTTCCGGCTGTATCATTTTGCCCCATATCTAACCCACCTGTTGTATTATTTGTTCTTGAATAGAAACTCATGTGAGCGCTATTTTGTGGCAGAAAATCTGCTGTTAAATTCGTGTTTCCATATCCGTTAGTTCCATTAAACGTAACCCCAGTGCTTGAATGAGTAACCCCACCACTCCAAGTAATTTGATGTTGTGCTGTATTCTTTAAGTTGTAGCTTGTACTTGTTGAAGTGCCTCCAACCATTGGGTATATTGCATTAAACTTGCTCCAAATGTTATAACCTTTTAAATCAACTACTAAAGTATTAATAGCCGCTTGTTGTGTAGGGTTTGTAATTGCAGCCGCTGTAATGAACGCTTGAGCGTCTGCGTCTACGGGTGTCGTTGTAATTCCTACAATATCAGTTAAACCCGCCCAACTTTTAGCGTGTGAATCTCCCCAACCTATTGCGTTGTTTGCGCCTTGCCCCCAGCCTATTGCGTTGTTTGCCGCGCCATCTCCCCAACCGTTACTATTTGCCATTTTTCTCGCTATTTAATTTAACCAAATAAGCTTTTAACTTTTTTACGTTTTCGTCTTTTGGTTTGTACTTCTTTAAATAAACCATCCCGTGTAATTGTTTTGTGTATCAGGGTACATATTGCCGTTTGAATTACTGTTATATTCAGGAAATAAAGATTGATTAAAACTCATATAATCAATAAATCTTTCCGTGTAATGCTGCGCTATGCTTCTTTCTTTTTCAACTAAATAATCTATTTCGTTTTTTTCTACGTTGGTAGAGTTTTCCGAGTTATGTTTATACACCCCTTTGTTCGCTATTGTATAAGCTGCAAAAGGTAAGTATTCCATCATTGCAAAATGTATAAGCATCGGTTTTACATACGTAACAACTAAGTTTAAATAATCCCCGCTTAAATCTTCGTTTATAATATCTGTTTTAATTCTTTCGATTAAATCAGTACCTAAATAATTTTGTATATGAATGTCTTGAGCAACCTTTACCCACTGAATAAAATTATCCGTGTCTACATTACCGTTTAAAGCGGTAAATTTTACAATGTCATTTCGTGTAACTAATAATGCTTCAGCCATTTTATTCTTGGTTTTCTTTTAACATTTTACCGCCCGTATTTGGGTTGTTTGGGCTAAATCCATTTAAAGGTAAATTATTTGGATATATTGAAACTTCGTAAGGATTTGTAACTTTGTAACCTTTTATTTCAGCTGCTCGCGTTCCTATTTCTTCGTAACCTTTTTCAATAGCGTTTAAATCTAACATATAAGTTACACGGCTAAATTTGTGGTGGCATCGAGCACCGCCTTTATACTTGAAAATATCGTATGTATTAGCGCCAAATTCACCCCAACCCGGATTTACCGCACGTCTACTCATTGCGTCTATATCTTCCTTTCTGAATAGTCTTTCTTCTTTAGCCATCATTGCTTTACAAAATTCTCTTTCAGGTGTTTTATTTCCCGTGTATTTGTATCTTACTTTGAAGTATTTTAAGTCACCTACTTTTTTGTCCTGAGAACTCTTTAATTTAGGCATTGGGTTACCAGTTTGCACTAAGTTAATAAACTTGCTTAAAAGCGTTGTTTTAGGCTCTAAATCGCTTTCAGCTTTAATTAATTGTAAGTCTAATTCTTCGTCGCTATCTGAACTTTCTCTTTCGTCTACTAAAACCCAACCTTCTCCTAATTGGTTCGCGTCTACTTCAGCTAATATTTCTTCTAAGTCCGTGTTTACTTTGCTTAATTCCGTTCCCGTTTCTTCGGCTACTTGTTCTTCAGTTTGAGTATTTTCTAAATCTACAAATTCTAAAGGTTGTAAAGTCTTAAAGAATAACTTTAAACTAATTCCGTTGTATGCTAAAATAGTGTCAAACGCGTCCAAAATTTCTTCTTGAAATGGTCGAATAACCATATTATCAAATAAAATACTTGAATTCTTTAACTCATCAGCATTAGAACTAAACCCATTTGAACTTGCAATACCAAATAATAATGGGCTTGTTACGTTGTGACCTAACATTATTTTACGCAAACATTCTTCGCTTAAATATGTGTAATGGTCTGGAGCATCGTTTAACGGAATGTCGTCTACCGTAGTTTTACTTTCTGCATTTTGGTTAAATGCTACAATTACTTTTTGTCCACGTGAACCCGTTAGCTTTCCAAGAACTTTAGAAGTAATAATTTCTTGTTGTTCTTGACTTGGTAAACCGTTGTTAAAGTTTACTACCTTAGTTCCTGAAAAACCGTTTTTAACTTCATTAATCAAATAATCAGCTACTTCTTCTTCTAATACTGAATACGGAATAGAACCCTGATAGTCAACGTTAGAATAATATTTCATTCCAACTGAATAAGGTCTTACAAATAATATTTCTACTTGTTCGTTTGAAAAGCCAAAAGCTGGAATTCTTTTAGGTACATACTTTCTTGTATCTTCCCAATTATCGGAATAATAGTAACCTTCTATTTCACCCTCTTTATTGCACTTTTCAGCACGTAATAAATTAACGGGTATATGGTAAGCCTTAAGAATTTTTTTATGGTCTTTAGAATAGTGTACTTGAATAGCAAACTGACCTAACATTTTTCTATCAATAACCATTTTACGAACACAATCCTTATTAAACAAAGCCATCATTTGAGCGTACTCATTAGGCTTTTTATTCGCGTCTATTGCACTTAATCCACGTCCGTAAATTAGTCTACTAATATTGTTTATAAGTGAGTTGTTCGTTGTTGAATTCGTGTACCTATCTATCAAAAAATTGAAGTAATTATTATCTTCGCCAAATTCCACCCAATTATCTCTTTTGGACTCCTGAATTACGGGTGTTGTATATGCACTTAAATTTAGAACGTGTATATTATTCATAAACTATAAATTCGTTTGTTGTACTGTTTGAAACATACTGACCGTTATTTACGGAAAATGTTACTAAAGGCTGGTCGGTACAAAATATTTTATCTCTGTAAACTATTGTAGTTCCGTCTTTTATTACCAAAGTGTAAAAATGATTTTCAAATAAACTAAATTCAGCTTCTAACGTATCGTAATAATCCCCTTCAGTATGCGTATAAGTGTCTATTGATACCATTACGTTCGTTTGTTCGTCGGTAATTTCTACCGTATCGAAAGACGAATTACGCGGTATAAACACGAATGTTTGTGGCGTTGTGTCGGTAGTTAATACAATCATATATATATAACTACAAAAGTTCGATTTTGTCCGAAATAAAAAAACCGCCTATTTCTAAGCGGTTTATATATGCAAGTAAAATTCTATTAAGAAACTACTATGTTTGCGTCTACAGTACCGTCGTTAAATATTTCAACTAAAGTAGCCTCTGAAGTACAATCTAAGAAGTTAGCCGGTATTCTTTCCATTGCAGTAAATGTAAGGTTATAACCGTTAAAATCTCCCATTGCAGTTCCTGAAGAAACATTGCCCGCAGTAACGTCACAACCTTGCTCTAATCCAGCTAAGAAAAATTGGTGGTCTCTTGTTTCGACTACAATTCTTGGACGTCCGTATGCTAACATTTTAACGTTTTTATGCGTTGCAATGTCTTGTTTTTTCAACTGAACTGTTAATACTTGTTCAAAGAAAGTAGTTCCATTGTCTCTTGACGTTTGAATAGTTTGCTCGAATCCGTTTGCACCTTTCAATTCGTACTTATACAAAGAAAGCGCAGCGTCAGGTGTCCAAGTGTTTATAACGTCTGAATTAGCCGTTGTACCGTATGTAATATTATCAGTAGCTAAATCCCCGTAATTGATAAAATAAATGTTTAGAAGTCCTGAAATCGCGTCCTTACACGCTTCTACTCTTCCGTTTGCTATATCGCAGCTCATATTTTTAGTTTTTAATGTTTAATAAAAAAGGGTGGCGTATATTGCACCACCCTATTATTTAGTTTATAGTAAATTAGTTAGCTGAATTCGTAATTCCGTATGTTACTAAATCTGAAGCAAAACCGTATTTAGCATCTGCAGTAAATCTCATAATTACGCGACAATTTTGTGAGCCGTCATTTTCGGACATATCCAAAACTCGTACTTCATTTAAATCCGAAAGTAGCGATGTCGCAAAAAACAAGTTAGATACTTGAGAAAGTAAAGCAGTGTTTGCAGCAAGTCCGTTAGCTAAAAAGATTTTAACACCGTCAAAATACAAATCATTTAACGCTTGGTTAGTTCCTTTGTTATCGTAACCGTTAGCACCTACACCTGAAGCAGCAAACCCACCTAAAGCACGTACATACGCTCTATAAACGTTTGAAGAAACATAAAGAGTTAAATCTTCTTTTCCGTACAATGCAGCTGGACACGCGTCAACGATTTTACCTAATTCAGTAATAACGTTAGCAGCGGTAACAGTAGTACCCGCAACTTCTTGTGCAGCTGGCAAAGAAGCGTCAGTTAATAATTGTGTCATAATACCCGCAAATTCTCCAGCGGTAGCGTTAACACCTCTCCAAATAGAAGTTTCCATTCCAGCAGCAACTTTCTCAGCAGCGTGTGCAATTAAGAAATCCGCGAATGATTTAGGCAATACGTCGAATGCTGAATATCCCATTTGAATAGCATCCCAATCTGAACGGAAATCACTTTTACAAAGTTGTAAGTTAACTTGGAAAGACTCAGGTTGTAAAACTTTTTCAGTTAAAGTAACCGTACTTGTAGGGTCAAAGTCGCAAGTTGCGTTTTTGATAATGTCGTCAGTAGCAACGCGTTTGATAACTTGTTTGTACTTAACGTTTGGCATAATAGTCATACCGCCTTTTTCAAGGGTTGGTGCGCTTAATAAAGCAGCAGCAATGTATTTTCCGGAAAATTCTCCGGCATACGTGGTTGTAATTGATGTCGTGGTCGCCATAATTAGTTGATTTTTAGATATTTATAAATTAATTGTTTAGTTTTGATAAAACCGAATCCATTATACTTTTACCTCTTTTAGGCGCTAATCGTGTAATGTGAATAGGGTTTTCGTTTTCAGGATTAAAAGAAATTGGTTTAGTTTCAGATAATTCTGTTTCTTCTATTGTATTTGTTTTAGCAAGTTCAGCTTTTAACATTTCGTTTTCTTCTTTTAATTTTTCAATTTCGGAAAAGAAAGTTTCTTTAACTACGCTTTCAACTGTTTTCTTTGGTGCGGTTTTAGCCGTTTCCATTTCTTCTTTAGCTTCGGTTGGAACTTCTTCTTCAGGTACTTCAGGTGCTTCTACTTCTTCTTCTTCTACCTCTTTCACTTCGGAAATAATTCCTTCTTCTACTACTACTAAAATTTTACCGTCTTCCATTTCGTATTCACCAATTGGCAAAGGGATTTTTTGTTCGTCTTCTGTTACGACTACAATTTCCATCCCCGCTTCAAATGCTTCAGCTTCTAAAACTGTTACACCATCCGCAAGTTTCATTTGTTCTAACTTTACTTCCATTCCAAGTAAAGTTTTGATTTGGTTTATTAGGCTATTTTTCATTTTGTTTATTTATTTATTTTCTTAAAAAGTTAACCGCGTCCATGTCCCAATTTTCACCATAAACTTTAGATATTTTTGCTTGAAGTTGAAACGGTATTTTTGTTTCTATTCCTAAATCTGAAGCTTGTTTAAATAGTTTTTCTGAATCGTCTCTTAATGTTTTAAAATCGGTTGCTATTTTTTTATCTAATTGCTTAAATTTATTTTTTACTACGTCTAAACTTTTAATTAATTCAACTACTTGAATATTTTCACTTGCAAATTGTTGAACTCTTTTTTCTAAATCTTGAATAGAACCTAATTCCACTTCATGTGTAGCTAATTTAGTTTCCTCTTTAAATAGTTTATTGTAAACTGTTTTTCGTGTATTCATATTACTTTAACTTTTGTTATTTTGATTTGTTCCGTTTTTAGCCGTTTTCCCGTACGGTAGTTCTTACACCGTTGTCTTCTGTTACTGTAACATTTTGTGGCGTTACACTCGCTGTTTTGCCTATTCCTTGCGCTTGTAAACTACCATCGCAACATCTCGAACTGTATTTTCCGTTTTTACATAGGCAACCGCGTTTTCCACCTCGCGGGCTTACTTTACTTTCTCTTTCCATTTTATTAAATTGATTTTAATTTAGTTGCTAATTCTTTATATTGAACAACGTCTTTTAATGCTAATTTTAAATCTTTTAATTCTTGTATGTTATTTATATCTATTCCAAGTTCTTTAGCTAATTGTTCGTATTTAGAAATTACGCTTGGTATTTCATTTGAAACTTTTACTGTTTCATTGATTTTATCATTCAATACTCTAACCTCTTTACTAATAGCAGAATATTTTGAGTTAATTGTATCAGTTAATCCGTAATAACTACTTACTAATTTAGCGGCATCTTCTTTAATGCTTAAGTTTATTTCGTGCGTACCTAAATTTACTTCGTTCGCGTTTTTCTCCATTTGAGAAATCATTTTAAAAATGTTATTTAGTTTTTTCATAGTTATTTATTAAATCTTTTAGTTTTTCTATCATTTCATCTTCTTGTAAACTCATGTCGTATTTGTCGATAAAATAGCCTTCGATTGAAAAGCCTTTAACCTCTCCAGCTTTTACTTTATTCCACACTTCATCGTTGTTAACTTTCATGGAAATCATCCAAGTACCTTTTGGTAAATTAAAGTTATATAATCGGCTTTTATCCGTTTTTTCGTCGTCTATTATCCAGCTTTCAACAACTGACATACCTTCGAGCATTTTCTTTTCGTGTTCTAAAGTTGCGTTGTTTTGGTTCGAGCGCATTAAAAATAACTCGCTTGCTTTTCGAATTGTATCTTCGCTAAAGAATATATAGAATTCTTTGTCCTTTACACGTCGGTAAATCTGTTTATTAGGAACTAAAGCCGCACCCATTAAGATACGTTTTTCGTTATCGACTTCTTTTAGTTCTATTTTGTGTTCGTTTAACGCTACAAAGTTTTCTTCAATAGCTGGACTTTCTACTACTGAAACGGCATTTATTCCCATTTCGGCTTTTGTTTCGTCTATTAGTAGTTCTATAATTTCGAATTTACTCATATCTTTTTAACTTATAAACTTGAATTTTGTGCCCTATTTCTATCTAACGCTTGTTGGCTTGTTACCTCACCGCTTACTACATACGCTTGTACTGGCTGTTGTTGTAATTGCGCTAATTGATTAATTCCGTTATTTCCTACCGTGTTAAATTGTGGTGTTATAGGTGCAGCACCACCGCCACCCGTACCGCCCCCGCCACCTGAAGAACCGCCACCTTCAAACTTTTGAGCAGCTATTTTTTTAACGTTTAATAAACCCGCTGTAATAACCGCAGCCATTGCAATATAATTAAACGGGGCTGGACTATCTTTTAACGCACTCGCAGCAGCTTTATATGTGTCCATAGTTGCACCCGCAATATTAACCGCCTTTTGAACTTGAAACGCTTTCTTTTGTTGTTCTTTACTTTTACCCGCAAATAATTCAGTAACGTTAGAAATAACTTGTAACGTGTCTTTAGCCGCTTTAAAACGTAAATCGTTTAATGCTATTATCCTATCAGCTTCTTTTTTATCCGCTTCAGCTTTTGCAATTTCTTCTTCGTCCCTATATTTTTTATTTATAGCAGCGGAATCTTTGTTAAATTTATCTGTTAACGCTTTTTGTAATTCCGCATTTGTACCCGCTAATTCAAATTCTTTATCGTAGGCTATTTGTAAATCTAAAAGTTCTTGTTCTTTTTGAGAATTTTTAAGTTTTTGTAACGCATACCATTGTTCGTCTTCTAATTTAAGTTTTTCTTCAGCGGCTTTAGTACGTTTTTCTTTATCTATTTGGTCGTACTTATCGTTAATTTTTTGTTCGTCTACTTTTTTACTTTCAACGGCTTGAGCATTTAACGCGGCTAACTTACTTACCTTATCTTTGTCGTTTTCTAATTCTTTTTCGGCATCCTCTTTTTGACGCTTATATTTTATGTTTAACGCGTCTAATTCTTTTTGCCTACCTTCTTCTCGTATTCTTAAACTTTCATCCTCTAAACGTCGTGCAATATCAATTTTTGTTTCTGCGGTTTTAACATCGTTGTTTGTTGTTTGCGTGTTGTGACTTGCCGCACTTGACGCCGCATTTTTTCGTGTTTCCTCTTCGAATATTGCTAATTGATTAATAGCGTCTTTTCGGGCTTCGTTTGCCGCTGCGTTTTCTGCTGCTAATTCGTTTTGTGTAGCTGAAGTAGATAGTAAAAATTTATTGTATTCCGTGAAATCTTTTTCCCTAACTGCTATTGCGCGTAACTCACTTAAAATTAATTTATTTTTTTCTTTGTTTTGGTTAAATATTGCAAAGGTTTCATTTTGTAAATTAGTTTGATAATTGATTGTAGCTTTTAGGCGCGCACGTTCTAATGCGGTAGTGTCCTTACCTTGCGCCTTCATTAAATCAATCTGACGTCCTAACGCTTTATCTTCGTTATTGTACGCGGTTTCTTTTGCCTTTTGTGCTTTTTCGCGAATTGCCTTTTCTCTATTTATTTCAGCTATTCTATTTTCCGCACGTTTGACCGCTTTTTTGTCTTCTTCGTCTTGTTTAAAACTTGTTAATCCTATCCAATCTCCAAAATCTTTAAAGCCCTGAATTAATGGACCAAATAATCCTAATATTTTATCGAAGTTAGCAATCAATAAACCTACACCAACAACTAAAGCACCTATCCCAGTACTTACTAAAGCCGCCCTAAATAGTTTTAAACCCGTTGTGGCTGCACTTGTAACAAAAGTATATGCTGCGGTTGCCGCTGTTAAAACGGCTTGCCCTACTGCGGTAGTTTTTAATACTGCTCCTAACTGAACAAATGCGTCTTTTGCTTCAAATACTCCCTGAATACCTTGAGACAAAGCCATAGCACTTTGTACTTTTAGCATCGTAGCTTGTAACTCTTCGTTTTGAACACCCATTAAACCCATTGCACCTTCGTAGGCTTGGAATCCATTTAACGCGCCGCCTATTGATTTTGTAACCGCGTCGAATTTAGCATCCGGATTAAATGAACTTACTAAGTCTTTACTAAACGCAATTTGGTCTTTTAATTGTGCTGCGGCTTTTGCTGCGTTAATGGCTTCCTTTGACGTTTCACCATATTGCGCGCTAACTTTCTGAAGTTCCTGAACGGCTTCTTTATATTGCGCTTTTAAGCTTTTGCTATTGTCCTGAATTTCTAATTCTATTGTCCGTTTTTCTGCCATTTCGCTTTTCTTATTTCTTGTTTAAATACCTTTTTTACGTTACTTGTTAATTCGTGTTTTCCTTTCGCTACGTCTACTATTTCAGACACACCGTAAAAATCACCCGTCTTTAATAGTTCTAAAATCATTTCTATCATGCTTCCTGAATTATATATAAATTATTAATGAGCGTGTTACCGTCTCTACTATTTATAGTTATTGTAATTGTAATTGTGCGTTCGTTACCCGTTGTGTTTACTGGAATACATACCGTTACAAATCCACTCGCGGTTAAAGGGTCGGGGTTTATTGTAACACCCGCTAAACTACTTGTAAAATTCGCTATTGAATTTCTTGGTATGTTTATTAAATAATCGTAACACGCAGCAGCAGCACTAACAGTATTTATAATAGCTGGGTTTACGGGTCTGAAATCTAAATACAAAGTAAAATCTACATCCCCAGTTCGAAGGTTCGACTTCATTGTGTTTATCACATATCTTTTGTCTCTAATAATTAAACGGTCATTTAAATTCAAGTTAGTTAATAAGCTAATCGGTAAATTCGTCTTAACGTTAATTAAACGGTTTTTAAGGTTGTATAAATTAGTCAAGTAACCAAAGTAGTATTCACCAAATAAACTGTTTGCAATAGGTACGTTTAAAAGCGTGCTTTGGTCTGCGCTAAAGTTTAAAGAATGATTTACACCTTGTATTAAAGCGTCTTGACCGAACGGCATATATTCAGTTACTGAAACGTGAGTAGTACCGTTCCAAAATTTAAACGCGCATGGCTTTTGGTCGTACATATAAAGTAACGTAGGCTTCGGTACGTAGCTTTGAAACGTTTCGTTTAAATGATACCCAACTTGTAATTCAGTTCCCGTAAATTTCTGAAACATTAAATTTTCAAATGGAACCTCAACGGAATATTCGCCGCCGTCGTAATCAAAACTCGAATTCGTATTACCATAATCTCTAAAGTATAAACTTTTGAAATTTTTGTTCATGAAACTCTCGCTTTCCAAATATTTAAACGAAATCTTTTTATACAACTTTATACGATCAACATCAATTGAATCTATATCAGTATATTTTGTAATATCTACGATCGCTCCTGAATTATACCATTCATCCAACGGCTGTAAAGTAAAATTATCTACTGAAGTTCCAAAACAAGTTAAATTAAATTCTTTTATTATTCCTAAAACAAAATCAGCAACTTTAATTTCAGGGGCTAACGTTGCTAAATCTACGTTACCCGAAAAAGTTTGTGTAGTACCCGTAGTAGTGTATTGTACTGAAGTAGTGCTTAACGAACCTGAAACTATTTGTGTAAATTCTTGTTCATAAGTTAAATTAGCATTATAAGTTATGTTTTCGCTTGCCCTTATTTGAACAGTAACAACCGAACTTAAACCTTCCCAATTAAATTGATTTAAAACTTCTACGGTTGCTGCTGCATTTCCTACTTTGGTAACCGTGTTTGAGTAAGTACCGTTAATAAAAACATCAATAAAAATTGTTACACTTGGCGAAGAAATAGAACTAAGATTAACTTTTGTAATATGGTTTAACGTATTTAAAAACATAGTGTTTCCCGGTACGGAATCCATATAATTGTAACTCAAAGTATTATTTGTAGTGTCAAAATAAGTACCGCCACCCGTAGAAAAAGTTAAAATATCTACGTTTAACGGTTCTGTTACAAAACTTTTACCTAATACATTTTTAAGTAATAAAAAACATTTTATAAAACGTTGGTCGCTCATCCACGAACCCGAAAAAATAACTCCGTATTTTGTTCCAATCGCTTGGATTATTCTACGTACACTTAATGCAGGAAATAACTCACTAAAAAAAATTGGATGCGCGTTTTGAGTAATGTCGTAAGTTCCAACCCCACTAATTTGCCATAAGTTTTTCCAACTAATTAACGGGTATCTAACGTCATAAAAAATTGAATCATCTGTTATTCTATTGTAAATTTCAGTAGCCGTGTATTCGTGTGAATAGTTATTAATTTCTTTTACGTCGCTTAGTTTATCTTCGCCAAATTTATCTTTTAAACTTAATAAATCCCCGTAGAAAGTTATTTGGTAACTATCCGCTAATCCTTTTTTTATATTTGCTTTTTCTAAACTTATTTTACCCGTTCTAAAAGGTGTTAAATCTATTTCTATAAATGCGTTTCGTCTAACGCTATGGTCTACGCTTGCGTCTACATCTGAATTATAAAAATGCTGAAATATCGCGTTATTGTTTGGGCTTGCCGGTACGCTAAAACTTAAACTAACATCGGTAAACACTTTGGAAATATCAGCTATGTTTTGCACCGTCGAAGTTACTTCTATTGTTTCGTCGTTAAATAATTCTACTTCTTGAAAATCCCCGCTTTCAAAAATAGGCTCTATGTATATTTGTACTTTGCGCTCCATTATACAACCGAGTTAATTACGTCGTATGCAAATTCGAACTCTAATTGGTAGTTAATCATTTTAGTATTTATGCTTTTAAATAATTCAGTAGATTTAGAATTTAATTTAGCTGGATAATTATTAATAATAATCTTTTCGCTTAACATTATTTGTCGTAATAATTCATTGTAACTTTCGTCCACCCAATCCGTGTTTACTTTAATAGACTTTTTTCCGTTATTATTGAATATATGTCTTTGACCTTCTAAAGTGTTATAACCTGAAGTAGCCGTTTGCATTAAATTATATTCTTGACTTTCTACCGTTAACGTGTCATTACTCGCAGCATAGAAATAAGTTCTTTGCCAGCATCCGTATTTATTTACAAAGTCACAAAGTACGGCTTCATATTTACAGTTTTCGTAAGGTTTAAAAGTACCCGTCCAAATTACCGCGTCTATATCGTTTAAAATCTCTAAAGTATTTCCACTACTATAATAACTTGGATATACTCTTAAAACGTCTATTAACGCGTTATTCGTTAGTGCTTGCGTAAAGGTTGCACCTGTAACTAAATTAGTATATTTCGCTTTGTAGCTTGTATCTGTTTTAACCATGATAAAACCCGCGCGCCTATCAGTAATAACGCTTGGATTTCTACCGTCATATAAATAATTAAACGTCCCTTCGTCGTGTAGAATATCGTTTACTAAACTTGGATTAAAACCTTCTTCGTAATATCCAAAACCGTCGTAACTATAAAAAGTGTTATTATCTACTAAAGTGTAAGTTCCTGAAACTAATTTGTACGTTTTGATTTGCACCCTACAATATTGTGTAATTTGACTTGCTGCAAAACCGTTATAAGGTGTTTGTCTTATATTGAATGTAAGGAATTCACGTAGGTAAGGACTTATATTGTATTCCGTGTTTATGTTGTTTGAAGCGGGTATTGATTTACTTAGTGTGTACGTTGGACTTGCGGGTGCGCTTCCAGTACCGTTCCAAATAAACAATTCTACTTTACTACCTTCTTGACCGCTTTCGTTTACGGTTACTATGTACGGACTTCGTGCGAAAATACTCATTTTATATTCTTTAAATTTTGGTCTAATATTTGGTTTAACAGTTGTTCGGCATCTAATCCGTATTTATCTATTAACACGTCGGGTAACGTTTTGTACGCCTTTTCAAATGGCTTAGTAAAAAACAAACTTGGTTTAATACCATTATAAAAAATACTTCGTGCAATTGCAAATTGTATTCCTTTTCTACTTTGAAACTTACCCGTTTTACTTCGTGGTGCAATACCTTTTCTAACTATCCACTTATCCAATTTACTCGGTGGTGGCATCTTTGTTGTATAAGAATACGGAGTGTCGTATTTTTTTTTAGTTCCTGAAACCCCTTTATCCTGAAAATTACCGTATGGTAACATCCCGAACTGTAACATTATAGAATTAGGCATTTCTTTTACCGTGCCTTCTATTGAATTTGAAAGTTTACCGCTACTATCTTTACCTTGACTTCTTAAATTAGCCTTTGCTTCAGTTACAACTAAGTCCCTGAATTTCTGTAAAGCTTTTAGCGTTTCACTCATGAAAGAGAATATTTAAGAAAGTATAATCCGTCTTTTGGTACTTTGTCACTACAAACTATTTCAAAGCCCTTATACGTGAAATTTAAAATACTCGCATATTTTTTATAATCTAAACTACAAAGGAAATCGTTCCCTTCAGGATTAGCTTCGATTAAATGGTCTAACGTTTTTTTAAACTTTCTCATTAACAAATAGTCATTGTATTAGCTACTAAAATATCGAACGTCATTGTCCAACCCGCTAAATAGTTTTCAAATCTTTCTGCAAATGGTTCGCACGTTGGGTTACCGTCTACCATGAAATTATCTGTATATAAGTCCCCACGTCTTAACATTTCGTAAAGTCTGTTTACAACGGCTAATTGTGTGTTTAATACATCTTGTTCGTTGTCATTGCCTAAAAATATTTCTATTGCTTCGTCTTTTGATATGTCTACAATATCCATAGCTAATAAGCTAATATTAAAACGGATTACGTTACCCTCGAATGTCACATTATTAACCATAATATGTGACAAAGGAAATATAGTTTGCTTTGCTAAATCTACTTGGAAAATATCTCCAGTTGTAACCGTGTTTACTATTGCATCATTATTTAAATGAGTTCGTAGTGTATCTAAAATATTGTAATAATTAGCCATGTTTAAATTTTCTATTTAATTCTCTTTGTTCTATTTCGGTTCTTTGCTTTTCGTAAGTAAGGAAGGTAAGACACTTTCTAAGTCCCAATTTTGTAACTTCGTCAAACTTTGTAACGTCTCCTTTAGCGACTGCATAGATTGAGTTATACCAACCCCACTGTTTGCCAAACTGAGTTCGTTCGCTGAAGTCATTAGTTTCTTGTTCTTCTGCATCTCCGTTTCCAAATAAGTAAGCGAAGTGTTTACTAAGTCGTTTCCTAAATTCCAAAAAAAAACACTCGCAGCCATTACAATATCTAAAGGCGCAAATTTCATTAGGTCGCTGAATTCGTCCGTTCCAGTGTATTGTATTATTTCGTACCTATCTTTCGTTCGTGTTTTTATAGGTCGGTACATAACCGCCATTGCTTTGTGAAAAGTGTCTACGCTGGTTATATTGCTTTCTAAGTCTATATATTCGCCAAATGTTATTTCTTCTAAGTTTGGAATAAACCCGAACTCTAAATTCTCTATTTTAAATGTAGCTTGGAATTTTGGCTTTTCCTGAAACAACGTATTAAAGTGTACCGCTAAATCTTTAACGTCACTCCATTTTATTTTTATTACATCGCGTAGGTTTAAGCCACAAAATATTTCTATTGTTTTTTGTGCAATAAATTCTTCGTCGTTTGAATTTGAAACTACCTTCATGAATTCTTGGTAACTCCTTAAAGGAATTTCAGAAAGTTTAGTAGGTACGTGAATTTCAGTTTTCATATTATTATAACTATTTTTTAAGATTATCGTAGTAAGCAAGCGCAATATTATAGGCTTCGTTTAGCATTATTATATGTTTTCTCATGTTCATAGGGTCGTTAAATATTATTTTAACTTTCTTTCCCGTTTTATCCTGAATGAATTGCTCAACTGTGCGCATCATTGCCGGTAGTTCGTCTGTCATTAGTGTAAATTATCTAATAAAATATTGTCCGTAATTCGAGTTCATTCCTAAATTTTCCATTTCATGGTAGCGCAAAGCGTCAATAGCATGGTTAAAATTATCAATAGGCTTGTTTAAACGCGTGCCTTGTTTGTCTACGTCCCAAGTATAAGACCGTAATTCTTTTATTAAATCCGTACTGTTAGACGTTACTAAATAGCTTTGGCGCTGCATTACGTCTATTCCGTAGTTAATTGAATCCTTACCTTTTGTAACACCTTTTATAGTTATTCCATATCGTCTTATTTCTTCAATAGATTTAGGCTCGGAACTATCAGCATATACAATTACGTCTTTTGGTAGAACCTTTGCAATATCTGAATTTAATAAGCCCGTTTGGTATTTAAGCTGGTTTACTATTCGTGTGTTATTGTAGTTATATATTTCTATTATTGCGGTGGGGTCGTTCGTGTATCCAAAGTCTAATCCTATTCCAACTAACTTTGCTTTAGTTGGTATAGTATCTATTGTTTTCCAGTTGCTGAATATAACGCCTTCTAACGAACCCAATTCACCAAGCCCATATACTTTCCACCAATTCGCCCAATATGCGCTTGTAGCGGCTTTATCGCGGTTCTTTTCTATTTGTTGTACTATGCTACTATCTAACGCTTCGTTATCCATGTAGGTTAAAATAAGAAAGTCGCTTTCGGGTTCGTCTTTTAGTTCCTTATGTACCCAAAATTCGTTAGCTGGATTAAAGTCTAAATAGACCTCTTTCTTTGTTCTAATTGAAAGTTCGTTGTAAGACTCAAACGTTACGTTATTACATTCGTTTATGTAAAGTATGTCTCTACGCGCACCCCTTAATTTAGAACTATCATCAGCGGAAAAGAATTCTATTACACTACCATTGCCAAATTCATATCGTAGCAAGGTTCTATTAAAACGTTCTTCAAAGTAGCGTCCCGTTTCTTTCATTATCTTTAGAAAGTCTTTTAGCGCACCCCGTCGAAGGTGTGGAATACTTTCAGCGACTACGCTTATTTCTAAACGTGGGTATGTCGCAGCCTTTGTAATTAATATCGGTAATATTCCGTACGTTTTACCAGCTGAAGTTCCACCCTGAATTATTTTAATCCGTTTTTTTAACGCTTCTATTTTACGAATTGCCGTCGTTACTATCATTTAATTTAAATAGCGGTTGTTCTATGTTCGTTTGTTCTACTTGTTCTTTCAAGTTGTTTAAGCGTTGTGTAATACTTGGGTTGTATTGTCCTACCATACCGCCTTCTATTTGGTCGCGTCGTATTTCTTTTCTTATATGCGAACAGACGGGGGTAAATTCTTCGTATCTTTTATCTCTATTCTTAAAATAATCTTCTACTTCACCTACAATTTCCCAGCAATATATTTCGAATCCTTCCATAGTTAACGGACGTTCTAAAGGCTCTGCGCGTTCTTCAAACTCTTTGCCACCGAATACGCTTTTAATTCTTGGATTAGCTTTTACATCTTCTTTGTACTTAGTGAATAGTTCGTATAGTTGTTCTGGACTATCTAAGTTTCTTGGTCTTCCTACTTTTGCCATTTTATATTTCGTCTTTTGGTAAATATTCGTTGTAAACAGTTCTTAATTGGTTTACTTTATCTAATAAACAAGGAACGCATGAAGTAGGTTCGTTTCTTACTTTGAATATTCTACTATGTATTTTTAACATGGTAGCTTGTTCGCTTGGTTTTACTACGTCCGTGTTTTTCTCGAACCATTCCTTTAAAAACCTATGTTCAGGTTCTTCTAAACATTCAGGTTTACGATATGGAAATAATTCGTTTAGTTTCTTTTTACGTGCTTCGCATCCGCAGTCGTCCCCTAATAACCATTTAGCCATTTTATCTACGTGTGTAGCTGCTAAAATACTTTCTACCGTATCTCCTAATCCTACGGCTTTTTTTCTTGGTCTACCCATAATTTTATTTTATTAGTTCAAAATCTTCATTTATTAAATCTTGGTAACATTCTCCTACTTCGTGTTTTAGTGACTTTTTACAATTAGTTATTGTACTGTAAACACTTTTAAAGCTTATACCCGTTTCTTTTTCTATTTGTCGGTAACTTAGTCCTGAATCTCTGTACAAGTTAAATAGTTTTTTATCGTACCAGTGCCAACTATCTACTATGTAGTTTATTTTTAGGTCTATTAAATTCTTTGCGTTAGAATGTTTAGTAAAAGTAAATAGAGAAACTGGTAAATTTGAGAATAAAAGCAATGCCTACAAATGTTACGCTGCAAGTCCCGAAAGATTTCCCGCGGTAAGAAACCACCGTTGGAATAATTACGAATATGTTTTAACAAAGCAAAAACCAATTTTGCCAAAAGATTGTAAGGCGGTTAGGATTCATGCAAGTGGTGACTTTTTTAACCAAGAATATTTCGATATGTGGTTAGATATTGCAAAAGAAAATCCAACGGTGGAATTTTGGGCGTATACTAAAAGTCTAAAGTATTGGGTAAATAGATTAAATGAAATACCCGAAAATTTAACTTTAACCGCAAGTTACGGTGGTAGAAACGATGAACTAATAACCGAGCACAATTTAAAACATTCAATAGTTATACAATCAAAAGACGGATTAAAAGAATTACCAATTGATTATAACGACGATTACGCAAGAATAAAGGGCGTAAATTTTTACTTATTAGATAACTTTAAAAAATAAAATTATGGGTAGACCAAGAAAAAAAGCCGTAGGATTAGGAGACACGGTAGAAAGTATTTTAGCAGCTACACACGTAGATAAAATGGCTAAATGGTTATTAGGTGACGACTGCGGATGTGAAGAACGTAAAAAGAAACTAAACGAACTATTTCCATATCGTAAACCTGAATGTTTAGAAGAGCCTGAATATATGTTTCTAAAAGAATGGTTCGAGAAAAAAACGGATGTAGTAAAACCAAGCGAACAAGCTACAATGCTAAAAATACATAGTAGAATATTCAAAGTAAGAAACGAACCTACTTCATGTGTTCCTTGTTTGTTAGATAAGGTTAATCAATTAAGAACTGTTTATAACGAATATTTACCAAAAGACGAATTATAAAATGGCAAAAGTAGGTAGACCAAGAAACTTAGATAGTCCAGAACAACTATACGAACTATTCACTAAGTACAAAGAAGATGTAAAAGCTAATCCAAGAATTAAAAGCGTATTTGGTGGCAAAGAGTTTGAAGAACGCGCAGAGCCTTTAGAACGTCCGTTAACTATGGAAGGATTCGAAATTTATTGCTGGAATATTGTAGGAGAAGTTGAAGATTATTTTTTGAATAGAGACAAAAGATACGGTGAATATACCGCTATCTGTTCGCATATAAGAAAAGAAATAAGACGTGACCAAATCGAGGGCGGTATGGTAGGACAGTATAATCCAAGTATTACACAACGTCTAAACAACTTAAAGGAACAAGTAGAACAAACGAATATAGAACAACCGTTATTTAAACTAAATGATAATCACGACTGCAATTCGTAAAATTGAAGCGTTAAAAAAACGGATTAAAATAATTCAAGGTGGTACTTCAGCGGGTAAAACGTACGGCATATTACCGTTATTAATTACAAAGGCTGCAACATACCCACGTTTAGAAATTAGCGTAGTAGCTGAAAGTATTCCACATTTGCGACGGGGTGCGCTAAAAGACTTTCTGAAAATCATGAAAGAAACGGGTAGATACTTTGAGGAACGGTTTAATAAATCTTTGCTTAGATACGAATTTGCAAACGGTAGCGTAATTGAATTCTTTAGTGCGGACGATTCAAGTAAATTAAGGGGTGCGCGTCGTGACGTATTGTACATTAACGAGTGTAATAACGTCACGTTTGAGTCTTACAACGAATTAGCTATACGTACAAAAAAAGAAGTGTATTTAGACTTTAACCCAGCGAATGAATTTTGGGTACATAAGGAACTAAAAGACGAACCTGAAAGCGACTTTCTAATTTTAACCTACATGGATAACGAAGCGTTAGATAGTAGCATAGTTTCACAAATAGAAAAGAACCGCGATAAAGCCGCTACGAGCGCATATTGGGCTAATTGGTGGCGTGTGTATGGGCTTGGTGAAATAGGTTCGTTAGAAGGCGTTATATTCAGTAACTGGAAAACTATCGACACAATACCAAACGAAGCAAAGTTAGTTGGAATAGGTTTAGACTTTGGTTATACGAACGACCCTACCGCAGTAATAGAAATATACAATTACAACGGGCAAAGAATAGTGAACGAATTGAAATACCAAACGGGGTTATTAAATTCAGATATAGCGAAAATTCTACCAAAACACGTAATAGTATATGCTGATTCTTCAGAACCTAAATCTATTGAAGAAATAAGACGTTACGGAATAACTATAAAGGGCGTTACAAAGGGTAAAGATTCAATTAACTACGGTATTGATGTAATGCAGCGACAAAACTATTTAGTAACGTCTAACAGTACCAACCTAATCAAAGAATTACGTTCTTATACGTGGGACGTAGACAAACAAGGTACGCGTTTAAACAAGCCTATTGATAATTTTAATCATGCTATTGATGCCTTAAGATACCACGAAATGGAAAACTTAGGATTAAACGCTAATTATGGACAATATTATATTAGATAATTTACACTAATGACAGACGAACTACCGAAAATGGTGCGCACAGTTGAGCAATTTATTCAGGATAAAACGGGTAAAAAGGTTAAGATAATATTTAACGACCCTATGAGAATAAGGATGCACGTAACAATGTTAAACGAAGCCTATAATATTGCGCTTGCTTACTACGATAATTTAAAAAAATAGTTATAATAATATGAAAACTGAAATTTACGTACCTACTAAACTTTCTGAAATTCCATTAAAGAGTTACCAAGAATTTATGAAGGTAGTTTCAAATTCAAACGACCAAGAATTTATTGCACAAAAGACAATAGAAATATTTTGCGGCCATTACA